AGTGGGGATGATCAGAGTCAAGTAAACGGAGAGAAACCGAAGATAATGACGGAGAATGAGTATAATAATGCCAAAGTTGAAGATCTTTCGCTTCCTGATACCTATGAGGAATATTTAAAAGAGAATAATCAACCAGTTACGACAACTAAAAAAATTGATGAAGTAGATTTACCTGATCCTAATAAAAAACACGACCAAAATGTTGATTCCTCTGGAAAGAATATTCCTCTAGGAACTGTTGTTGGTGGTGATCCAGATGAAACTAAAGTAACACCACTTACTGAACCAACAAGTGATTTGAGTGGACAGGGAGGACCTAGTTTAGTACTAAAACCTCAGAATATAGAGTTTATCAAGGGAAACAGAGGTGCTCTTGGACCTCAAGGAGATCCAGGCAGTAAAACTACGGTCACGAATCCAGCGGCACCTGAGGCACCTGAGGCAGAGAAACCTAAACCAGAGGGACTTATGAGAGGTCTCGCTGGTCTGGGTGATTTTTTAACTTTTGGAATGACTGACCTTGATGGGAGAGGAGATCTATTTAAAGACAGAGAAAAAGGTCAATTAAATACAGGTGTAGACAGTTCAACAGAAATTCCTAAACTAGATATTTCTCCTGATCTGAAAACTCTTGGAGCAGTAGAACAGATAACAGATGGTATAAGTCAACCAGCTAGAGGAGGTAGTGATGTAAAAGATACTCCAATGCCAATATCAATACCAGTTCCAGTAGGACAAGGTAATAATCAAAAAGGTGAATACAAAATGAGTAGAATGGCAAATGAACCTCCCATATTACTTTCAGTAGATATGGACAACATGCACATTACGACAACTAAATCACTGTTTAATATTATAGGTGCGTTATAATGAAGAATAAATCTAAAATAACAGGTATCCGACAGAAGGCTCAGAAGTCTGTAGATAAATCTGAATCATCTATAGATCGATTTTCCCGCTTTATGGGTGTCATATCTAAAGGTATTTCAAAGGATATTCCTAGTAAGAAAACATTAAAAAAAGCTAGATTATTTGCAAAAAATTTCGGTGGTGGGAGGAGTGCAAAAGTGAATAAAATGTTACTTGGTGGTGCTATAATGTTGCCTCTAGTTTTGGGACAAATGATGTCAAAGGAGAGATCTACAGAGGAACTTCTCCAAACCCAATATGGTGGAAACGAAAAAGCAATGCAGAAAGATCTCGATGAAGAACAAAAGGTTAGAGACGAAGGACTAAAAAAAGTAGAAACCACTGCTGATGAGAATAAAGACATAGCATTAGACAAGAAGAAAGATCTTCAAGCAGTATCTCAGAAAGGTCCAGAAGAAATTACTGAGTCAGAAGTTAACTCTGATGATAGTACTCTAGAAAGAATGAATGATAGACTGACAACTGAGGATCAAAGTCTGGATAAGAAAAATGTAGAACAGTTTGGAGAGTTGATGGATAGATTCAAATTTCTTGCTAAACAAGGTGCCTTTATGGGTGAGGAGGAAGGTCCATCCGTAGGCGAAAAGTTGAATAATTTACGCAAAAAGGTAATGAAAGACATCAGAAAAGTTACTGGTGGTAAAGTTGATGACGGTGTATATTCTCTTGGTTTTGGAATAAATGTTGTAAATCCTCTTTCAAAGAAAGGCAGGAACATTATAAAGAACACGACTAGTAACTTGTGGAATACCGTGTTTGGACCTAAAAACGACAAAGACAAGAAAACTGAAAAAAGTGATATTGAAAAAATTAATGAAGTAGTTAAAGCACAGTTGGAAGAAAATGAAAAGCAATTTCGAGATGCTGGGGGAATAAGTCTACCACCTGGCTCAGAGGAACTTAAGAACTATCTTAGAACTAAGACTGAATTAGAAAAGTTACAGGAACGAATTCAAAAAGATCCTTTTAAGGTAGTTGCAGAGTTCATGGCAGCTGCCAATCCCAGTAGTGTTTCATCACAAAGTAGCATGTTGAGTCTAACTGTTGACACAGGTGAAGTGCCTACAAAAGTTGCAAATGATCTAGATTTTCAACGAGGAGTTAATGAACTTGCACAAAAATATAATGTAAGTGTGCAAGATCTATATGCTGTAATGAGCTTTGAGTCTGGTGGGACATTTGATCCATCAAAGAAAAATATGCAGGGGTCTGGTGCTACTGGTTTGATTCAATTCATGCCATCAACAGCAAAAGGATTGGGAACATCTACTGAAGAACTATCAAAGATGACAAGAACTGAACAATTAAAATATGTTGACAAGTATTTTTCAAATAAAGGAATTGAAGGTGGAAATCTTGATGATCTTTACATGTCAATTTTATTCCCTGTTGCTGTAGGTAAACCAGATGATTTTGTTCTCTTTGGTAAGGGTGCAATAGAGGGATATAGAGGCATAGCATACGATCAAAATGCAGGTTTAGATAAGAATGGTGATGGAAGTATTACTAAGGCAGAGGCTGCTGCCAGTGTTAGGAGTCATAAAGGAGCAATGGGATTCACTGAATCTACTGATCCTATGGGAGATCAGTCATCTCTCAATCCAAATAATCCTAATATGATTGCTCAATTATCTCCAGAGGGATATATGCCTTATGATGATCCAGCTGGATCACCTCCACAACTTATTGCACTTACTCCACAGTTGCAAACTGCTCAGGCTGGAGTGGTTGCAACAGGATCAGGAGGTGATGGTTCTCCACAAATAATGCCAATAACAGATGTTGGAGCAATTCTTTCTCAAATTCAACTTAACAATTTAGCTAGAACCTGATGGCATATTCCTTACTGTACGCTGATTTCAAACAAGTTTTAATCACCCCTGAGAATAACATTACTCTCAAGAGGGGTGGTTCTAGTGACTCAAATAAAGAGGGAGTAGATTCTCTCGAAATTAAGAACTCAGTTGTGCAATGTGATTATTTTGAGGATCTCTTATCTCCAGCAATAACAGTGAGATTGTTATGCTCTGATACTTCTGGTCTCTTATCTTTAGTACCTATAAGAGGGTATGAGAGAATTGATCTTATTATAGGAACTGCATTTGGTGATGTTAAGTTTACTGAGGAAAATGGAAATCCCTTATATGTTTCTTCCATTGAAAAAGTTAGTCAAGTTGAAGGACAGGAGACATTCACTCTTAAGTGCTGTACTCTGAGTAATCTTTCAAATGAGACTACTAGAGTCGTGAAAAGATATGAAAAAGGACTAATAAGTGAACACGTTAAGAACATACTAACAGATGTTCTACTAATTGATGAAGATAGGATGAGCATTGAGAAGAGTATTACTCCTTATGGTTTCATAGGTAACATGAGAAAACCATTCTATACTATACAATGGTTATGCCCAAAAGCAGTTCCAACAACATCTACAGTATCAGGTACATCGGGAGAAGGAGTAAAAGCAGAAGGAAAAGGAACCTCTGGATTCTTTTTCTATGAAGATTATGATGGATATAAGTTTAAGTCAGTAGATAAAATGGTGGATGCTACTCAAGTGGACTATCCAGATGACGGAGAGAAACTCATGAATGACTATAGTATCCCAACATATACTCATTCAACTTTAATTAGTTCAAACGATGAATCAAATAATTATAAAATTCTTTTTGCTAGTATAGACAAAACAACAGATTTACAGAAAAATTTAAGGGTTGGTCTTTATAGTAACTTGACATATGTGTATGATCCGTTAAAATGGAAGTTAGATGTGGTGAAATACAGTCTAAAGGATAACGTAAAAGAAGACAATTTGAAGCGATCTGGTGAAGATGTTCCTATTCCACAGGGAGATCTTACCAAATATGCTTCAAGAGTTCTTGTAAGAATGGGTGATAGGGGAATGTGGAACCTAGGCCTTGAGGAATCTGCTGAAGATGTAGAGGGACAGGGTAGAGATCCTAGTGATATGGCAAAAGCCTTTACTAGATACACAATGCTCTTCCAACAGTCCCTAAATATAAGTGTACCCTGTAATCCTCTATTAAGAGTAGGGAGTATAATTAGAGTAGAACTTCCAGAGGTAGGTGATACGCATAGCAAATCACCTAGAGGTCAGAAGCAAACAGACTCTGAACAAAGTGGATTCTTTGTTATCCGTAGTGTACGACACCACTTTGAAATAACTGAGGGGAGAAATGTCACCTCCCTAAATCTCATTAGAGATTCATATGGCATCCAATAAGGAGGAAAAATGGAAAGTTTAGAGAAACACATTCAAAAAGATAAGGAGATCTTAGAAGATCCCACAACAAGTCCTGCTGCTCGTAGGCATATCAAAGAAGAACTTCATGAATTAGAAGTTTACTCTCATAATCACCGTCAAGAGATTGAGTCTGGAGATCATCACGATCCTACCGCACTAGAGTTATTTTGTGAAGTAAACCCAGACGAGCCTGAGTGCTTAATTTATGACGATTAATGCCTGATGTTAGATACCACCCTTGCACAAACCAACTTTGTTGGAAAAGACGGATTTATATGGTGGATTGGTAGAGTTGCCGATCCAGCAGTTTGGAAGAATTCGTCTACTGATACTAAAAAGGGTTGGGCATATAGATGTAAAGTAAGAATAATAGGTTATCACCCATTCGATGAAGCCGTGATGAGTGAGGCGGAATTGCCTTGGGCACATGTCATGGTAGATCCCAACTCTGGTGCTGGAGGAGCGACTATAGGTGAAAAGTCAAAAATGCTTGGTGGAGAAACTGTCTTTGGTTTCTTCTTGGATGGTGAAGAGGCACAACAACCAGTCATCTTTGGTGCATTAGCAAGGAATATAAATCCAGAATTAGGTCCCCAAAATGCTACCTCCTCTATTCAAGAGAGTGATAATGTAGACGCTGAGAATAATAGGGGGAGACTCATCACCAACTGGAGAGAGTCAAACAAAATTAAACGCAGATAATAAAGTTGGTGAAGAAAAGAAAAACTCACCAGGCGAACTAGAGAATGGAAATGAAGGTGTATCTAACGATAGGAAGTCAGAAACAACATTTTCTAATACTCAACTAGGTCCTCATAGTATGAACAATGGCTGTGAAGACGGTCCTTTGAGTGATATTGCACATACGATTGGTAGTTTTCTAACCACAGTAAACTCACTTACTGAGTTTGCTGGTTCTTATATTGATACTGCAAACAATCTGCTTCAAGATATTAATAAGTTAGTCAGAAAGGCTGCTAAGTTAGTATCTGCTGCGGTTAAAAAGATAGTCAATATGATCAGAGACAAAGTTATTGCTCTGGTAACAAAGGTATTCAGAAATCTACAAGCACTGATCATACCAGAACCACAGAAGTCTCCTGTTATAAAAGCTCTACAAAAAATACTTGACATCTTATTCTGTCTTTTCAACATAGACTTCTTGGGTATGTTGCTGAATATGTTCAAGGATATGATAGGAAAGGCACTGAATCCCTCCGTATGTGCCGTTGAACAGTTCATTGCAAATATTTTGGCAGATATCTATGATAAAATACTCGCAGCATTAAAACCACTTTTAGACGGATTAGATTGGTTGACTGGTTCTTTGGGTAAGGTTGGTAGTCTGTTATCGAAGATCAGTAGTTATGCTAATATGATATTGGGATTCTTTGCTTGTGCTAATTTAAAATGTAAAGACTATGACGATTGGACACAGGGAGTAGGTGCTATAGAAAAACCAAA